ATCACCGTCGCGCGGTTGTAGCGCAGCTCCGGCACTTCGAGGAACTTCCGCAGCGTCAGACTGTCCGCCATGAGGTCGCCCGAAGCCGTCATCTTGAAGCCGAAACCTAACATGCCTTCCGCGAAGTTCAAGCTCCGCACGTCCCCCTCGTGTATAGCTGCCGCTGCAAATGTGATGTTGCCCTGCGCACGGTCATCCTTTGTCTTGAAGAGAAAGTCTCGCTGTGTGCGCAGTGCGGAAAGCACGTTGCGGTCAGTGAGCGGCGTAGAGCGGTCGGCAGTCGTGAGTATGGGTACGGACGAGCCGCCCGATGAAGAGCCGCCCGCCTGTATCTTGTATTGCAGGCTCTCAATTTCGCTTTTCATCTCGCCAAGTCGGCTGTAAGCGGCCTTCTCGCCTATGGTAAGCTCCAAGCCCGCGCGGGGGTTGTAGAGCGGGAACGTCATGCCTATCACGCGGCTCTCCCGCCCATTCTCGCCGAAAAGCACGCTGTTCTTGAGCGTGACCGCCTGTCCGAGCGAGGGGAGCGAGCCACTGTCTGACAGCATATCGGAAACGGCGTAGGGAAGCATTTTCACGGTGTAGGTCTTTCCGTCGGCTGTCAGCTCGTCCCTGTACTCAAGCCCCTTCTCGTAAAGCTCCTTTTCCGCCTTGTCAACAAGCCCAAGCTCCTCCATTTTCGTAGCGTCCCATCCGAGGATGACGAACTTGTCGCCCACTTTCGGCATGAGCGTGGAGTTCGGCAGCTTTGGCTCATCGGAGGTGCGCTCTATCTCGAAATACTGTTTTTCGCTGTCCCATGCATCGGTCTTTGTCACGCCGTCCCTTGTGGTGTCGGGGTCGTAGCCTGCGGAGTGGAAGAGGCGCGTGAACGTGAAGCCGTTGAGAAGCCCGCTTGTGAACTTCATCTCCTGCTCGCTGCCCGAAAGGTCGTACTCGGTGGAGTACTCAAAGGCCGTGCCGTCCTCCAGCGTGTACTGCACGCAGTAAGCCTGCCACGTGGTTTTCTGTGTAGTGCCGTCGGAAAGCTCCTCCTCGTCCGTGTGGTTGATTGTCGCCACTGCTGATACAACGAGGTCAGTGCGCGGGTATATCTCATCGAAAACGGCCACTTTCTCAACCTTGCGCTCCGTCACGGTGTCGCCCGCGTCGGTGTCTATGTACGGCGTGGATGCGGGAAGCATGAGGCGTTTCTGCACGATGCCTGTCTGCGTGTTCTCCCCGCTCGCCTGACGGTAGTTGTACGGCAGGTTCTTGTCAGAGCCAAACACGTAGAGGCGCGTGGCGTAGTCCTCGGAGCTGTCGGATGCAGTCATGCTCGCGGCGTTCACGCCAAGCTCCACCGACATGGAGGAGGCCTCCCCGAACTGACACTTGCCGAGGTATATCACATTCTGAATTACCCACCACTCGCATTCCCACTCGTCGGCGATGGCCGTGAGCGCGTCCAGCAGGCTCGTCCCGTCGTAGCTTATGGTCTTGTGCGTGTCCGCGTCCTCAATCGATGAGGTGTCAACCTCCACAACGTAGGCTTTCCCACGGTATGTGTAGCCGAGCGCGGAAAGGTTGTCAAGGACGCGCTGCGCGTGTGTCGTGATTGTTGCCGTGAGCGAGAAGGCCGTTTCGGGCGCACCGCTCTGCGGGAGGTACTTGAGTATCTTGTTCTTCCATTTGCGGTAGTCCGCCTCCAGCTTCAGCTCGTAGTCGTAGCCGCTGTTCGCGCTGTTCCATGAAGGAATGTATGGTGATGTCAGCTCGTATAGGTCAAGCCCCCAGTGCGTCGCGTCATCGGGCGTGAGTGTGCCGAGGTCGAGGCAGTCGCCGAGCATGAGGCTGACAGGGGTGGCGAGCGTGAATTTGAGCGTCACGTAGTCCTCCTCCATCAGCTTTCTCGTCACTTTCGCGTCTGCGGTCACAGGCACAGTCAGCCGCAATGCGCCGTCGGCAGTGTTTATCGTAAGGTTGGGCAACATGAAAGCAAAATTGCAACAAGAAAGAAGCCCTGCAAATAACAGGGCTTCTTTTAAAGGCATATATTGGGGTACGTTCTATTTTTCAACGTCATTTGCAGAAAGCACGTTGCCGAGAGTGTATTCTACAAATGCCATGTGGTACTTCTCGCCATTGTACATATATGTAACATCTTCGCCATTCTCGTCTGCAAGAAAGAAAAATTCGGCCTTTTTCACCTCAACAGTAAGACGCGGCGCGTTTGCGTGATAGCCGTTAATAAGCAAAAGGCGGTCGTAATGTACAGGGGTAATGCTTACAGGCGCGTCATCGTTTGGCAAATCTCGTTCACGGCGGTACGTTTTACCCTTGTGCGTAAAGAAAACAAGGCGGCTGGCAGTGGTGGGTTTCACTTCGCGGGTCTCTGTGGTTTTCTCGCCGTTGAGAATTGCGTAAAAATACTCTTTCTTGATGCGCAGTGTGAGTGTTTTCATTTTGTGATTTTGTTATTGGTTATAGAAAAACGCGGGCAGTAGCTATTGCCAATGCCCGCGCTGGTGCGCGGTATGCGCTTATTAAAAACGAGTTTGGCGATGGTTATATGAATAATCAGGGTTGGCGAAACGGTTGCTGTAGGCAAATCGTAAATTAGAGCAAAGGTAGCCATTGTAACGTACAAAGTTGCCATACGTGCGCAGCTTGCCATTATAAAGCAATGCAAATTTAGACCAGCCCGCAATTTTGTTCAGTATTCGCGAAAAGTGCGGGCTGTCGTAGCCGTAACGTTCAAAGGCAGGCACGATATAGCGCAAGAATGCGGCCTCGCTGTCTGTTTCATCGCCATGCGGTTGAACATTCAACACGCCGTTATGTGCAAAACCTAAATTGCCATGCATAAATGGGTGGCAATTTTCACGGCACACAGAGCCATGAGTTGCAAGGCGAAAATGCATAATGCAGTTTTCTTTTATGCCAACACGCTGTAAGTTGGTGTAAAAGTCGCAAAATGAAAGGCTTTTGTAATAATGGCCGTCAGAGAAGAAGCCGCAGCCGTGTGGGTTTGCCTTGTGAGCTTGAAAAAGCATATTATAATTTGGCAGAGGTTGCCCTTTTTTCTTTATGATGATTACGCACATTTTTATGTTTTTTGTTGGTTTATATTTGCAAGGCCGCGTTCTTGCTGCCTCTTCTTTATGCGAGTTCAGCGGCACGGCGGTTTAAATACGCTTTTTCGCGCGCTGTTAAAAACGGTATGTCGTTTATGCTTGCAACTGGCGTAGCGAGTCTGTGCTTTTTTGACCACGCAACGAGCTTTGCACAGAAATTGACCCATGCCGATATTTTTTTAAAGTCTGTAGAGCCTTGATGCTGGCGAAATTCTATCGTGCGGTGTCTTGCGTATGAGCAGGGGTTTACCTTGAAATAGCGGCTATCGTGCAAAACTTCACGCACATCACTTTTTGTATGGCACCAACTAAAGTTGCTGTTAATCAAAGTCTTGCACCATTCACAGCCATTGCCACGGCGCGAAGCGGCCATAAATGTGTCTATAACTGTTTCAAGCATTTTGTAATTGACAAATACGCTTACATATTGCTCGTCAGTTAAACTTTCTGCGCCTATATGCACATGCAAGCCGGTTGAAACATTGACTCTTGCACCTGCGGCGTTGATTGTGTTGCAGCATTTTTTTAAACTTTCAAGGCCGCTTTTGCCGCTAAGCACTGGCGAAACGCACTCTATAGGGTTCGCGCCATGTATGCTTGAGTCACTAACAAACTTATAATACGTCTTATTGTCTGTATGGTTGTAGCTCTCGTATTGATACTGCAAACCTGTATGCCGTGCGGCGACAATAAATGCTGGTCTTGGCATAAGACATTCTATCTCTACGCCAAATGTAAATTTATGCGTTTCGCGGCGTGCAGTTGCAGGCGCGTCTAAGATGAGCTTTACCTCATATTTGGTAAGACCTAATTTAAATAAGGCTTCTTGCTTTTTCTTGAGACTGTCGCTGTTAGACTTGATTTCGTTTACTTGTTCTGAAAGGGTTTTCATTGTTGTGAGAGGTTTTTGAGAGGTTAAAGAGAAATTTTTACGAGGTTTGCTTTTTTGAAGCACCGCCACGCCTGTTTTTCAGTGTCGTAGTAGGTTTGGCAAGTCACCTCATTACGGCGTTCGTGATTGACAGGCGGCACAAGGCCACTTTTGAGCGTGCCAAAGGCTTCGCGCAGCGAGCCATCTACCTTTTGAAAGTAGAAGCGCACAATGCCGTTTGCAAGTGCCTTGCGTAACTTGATGTTAACCCACGCGGTTTTGAGGGCTTCAGAGAGCGTGTACCCGTTGCGGCGTACAAACTGCCATGCAAGGTTCATCACTTGAGAAAGGGTTGTTTTGAAAGAGGTTTTCATTGTTGAGAGGTTTTAATATTAATTTTTGATGGTGCAAATGTAAAGCGTATACTTTGCACGACAAAATAAAACGTAAAGAAAAATATTGAATTAAGAATTATTATGTATAGTATTTACTTTTCATCGTGTTTTTGAAATAATTTTGCACGCAATTAATATATATCTTGATATGTTACGAATTAAACAACTGATTAAAGAGCACGGTTTTACGCAGGCAGAGTTCGCAGAAAAACTGAATATTACCCGCGTAGGGCTTTCGCAGCTGATAAATGGCAAGCCGTCATACTCAACGCTTGAAAAGATGGCAGCAGCCTTAAACGTACCTATTTGGCAACTCTTTATAAGCAGAGAAGAGGCGGCTGGCAGGCAGCTTAATGCCTTAATTGAATGTAATGGCAACTTCTTCAAAGCCTCAACGATAGAAGAACTTGAAAACATCATAGCGCAAATTAAAGGTTGCATTTAGCTTATATACCATGTTGTGGCGTCTTCAATGCGCGTGAGGTCTTCTGAAGAAATATCACACGCAACATCTTCGCCGTCTTCATCATAAGCATATATATTGTCGATATACACATCGCATCTGTCTGTTTCTTCTGGCGGGTCAAAATATGTGGCAGGTCTGCTATATACACAGCATTGCGTTACATGCAGCTCTATTGCGTAAAATATGCCGTCTTTTTCTACTTCTATTTCATATTCGCCCTCGCCCTCACATTTCTCGTTAATGGCGGTGCAAATTGTTTTATACAAATCTTCAGTCATTGTTGCGGTGGTTTATGGTTGTTGGTTATAGGTGCAGCGGCTTTGTTGCCGCTACACCTTATTATATATGTCAGATTAATGTAAGGCCAAGCTCTAAAAGTTTTATTTGCTCTTCTTTTTGTAGAAAGAAAGAGCTTACATCGTAATTGCCAATGCGATTTTGCTCGCAGTGCCTTTCTAAACGTGCGATAGCTTTGCTAAGCAGACTGGCCTCTTCTTTTGTAAGTGTGAGCGTTACGCTCTTTTTTGTTTCTTTGCGTGTCATTGTTGTATTTGTTTGTTGTTTGATGGTGCAAATGTAATGATTATAATCATACACACAAAATATTTCTACAAGAAATGTATGACTTTAATCTTATTTAATAGTAGTAAGGCTTTATTCATATATTGGCCTATTGGGTATGATTTACTTCAAACAAAACACTGAAAGAAATTACTTACTATATAATAAAGGGGTATCTTTGCAGGTAAATTATAATCACACCTCAACAATGGATATAAAAAGAGCTATCAAGGCGCAGGGCATTACAATGGAAGAAACTGCCAAGCGAATGGGCATCTCTCGTATTACCCTTTCCCAAACAATCAGTAGAAACCCTACTATTTCCACACTTCAACGTATTGCCAACGCAGCAGGATGTAGAGTAATTGATTTTTTTTTGGACGAGCAGGAGGCCGCGTCCTCATCATCAGGTAGCACCCTCATTTGCCCCAAGTGCGGAGCGCGGCTCAATGTCAAGTTGACAGAAGAAGAGGAACAATTGTAAAACAAAGCCGGCATACGCGCACAAAAAAAGGAAGAAGGCTGCATAATTGCATTGCCCCCTTCCTTGTAAATCTTCATCCTGTGTTTATGAGCGGATTGCAGACCCTATCCGTCTTGCAAGTAAGCCCTACATTATTTTCTCTATCACGCTTCGCAATGTGTCATCCTCAATCTTCCTGTATCGCGCGAAGGCCGTGCTACCCTCCACGTGTCCGCTCATTTTCCCTATCAGATTGGGGTCTTGAACCTGCTGGTACAAATTCCCTATGAATGTGCGACGCGCCATGTGTGAGCTGGCCACCTCGTTTATTGGACGCAGCACAATCTCTCCCGACAGACTGTCACGAATTTCCACAATCCTCGTTATACCCGCAAGCGTCAATATCTCCTTTATCGCGTCATTGTAACGCTGTGGGCTTATGAATGGGAATATGCGCCCGACTGCATCCACGTCCCTGTACTTCTCTATCAGCGCGACGGCCTGCGGAAGCAGAGGGACACGCGCCACGGCTGGGGCGTTGCCATCGTCCTTTGTCTTGCGTGGCGTGTATTCAAGGACACCATCCTTGACGCACGCCTCTGTCAGCCTCATCAAGTCAGACACCCTGCATCCAACAAGGCATTGAAACACAAATATGTCCCTTTGCCTTTCCAAATGCGCGGACGGCATTGCCATACATGCCACACGCTCCCGCTCGTCCCGTGTAAGGTAAAATGGCGTGCCATATTTTTCACTCCCAATCCTTATCCCGTCAAAAGGTCTGTTGCGGGTGCGCCCTGTCTCATAAAGCCATCCAAAAAATGCTTTCAGCTTTTTCATCAGCTTGATTACCGTATTGCTTCCACGTGCCTCCACAGCCGCATGGCCGGGTCTTACGTTTGCAGGATAACTTTTCGTCAAACGCTCAAACAAGGAGGGAAACCTTTCCGAAAGCCCCTTCTCACCGCGAAGATACTCCATAAAGCCTTCCATGTCCTTTCTTCCTACCGTGTCTATGTCAAATGAGAAGTATTCATCCACCCTCGCTTGCACAAATCCCTCGTAACGCGCCACTGCGCGAACAAGTGAGCGGAAACCCTTTGTATGGTCTTGGCTGAAGTCCTTTATCCTTAAATACTCGTCAGCAAGCAGATAAAAATCATTGTCGTTTTCTGCGGCTGTGCCATTATCCGGATGAAGATGCCTCGCTACCGTGTCCCGAAGCCAGCTGCCATGAATGTATTCCCTTCTCACTGACATTTCCGCTGTTGCCACTGCTGACAGAATGCCATTCAACTTGTCCCTTGCGGAAATATGCCACTCTCTGACTGCGGGGGAGATGAGCCGTTTTCGCGGCATTTCTACGCCCTTTTCCTTTGAAAAGAAATCCGCAGACACATAAACTTCGGACTTTGCACGCATTCGGCTTACCTTTCCCGCGATTTTCATCTGAGCGGAAAGAAGAATTTCGCTAAGTCCGTTGGCATCAACTTTGGAGGAAAGAGACAACGACACTTTCATAATAGCAAGATTAGAATGAACCGTCGGCAAAGTTGCGTGAAACGTAGCAAAATCGCAAAAAAATGGCTACCTTTTTGGCTACCAATTTGTTATTTTCTGCATTTTCGCGTTATGGCGAGTTATATACAAAGCCATTATTACACATTGATTTTTACGGCAAATGATACATAGCGGCTTGTTCGGGTATTTACATGATAACATATTAAGTGTTCCCACTAAGCACCCCGAGGCGGAACGCCGGGCTGTTGATTGTCAACACGCCCGGCGTTTACTTGTTCTTAATTTTGGCTACCTTTTGGCTTCTATTTCTCACGGAACAGAGCGTAAGGCGTAAATGGCGACTATATTCACATACCGCCGCCATAGGTTCTAATCTTACTACAATGAGCAAAACTTTAAATTCGTCTTGTTATGTCCTGTTAGCAGGGTTCGGCTCTGTGAACTGCGCCGCGATTGTGCATGACGTGCGGCGTGTGTTCTGCGCGTAAGAGGTGCATTTGCTGAACACAAGGTGATAGATGTCGCTGCTGTCGGACGGAACTTGCAACGTAAGCTCCCCCGCGTGCAGCACGGTCTCGAACGCGCGTTTGTTGATGATGTACTGCTCATGTGTCGCGCCAGTGACGCGAAACGTCAATGTAATGGTGCGGCTGGCGAGCTTTGTGGAAGGGATTGTTTGTGTCCCATCTTCAAGCGGACTGTCGTTCTCTATGTGTTCCTTGCAGTCGGGTGTCTTTCCGAGTGTGTCAAGAAAATCGTCGCCTATGCGCACACCATAATTGGATTTTGCGTCAAGGCCGTTTATAAGGAGGTCTGCCATATCCTGCTCTTTTTTATAAGGATTGTATCTTGCTGTCCCATGTCTCAAGCCGCGAGGCCATCTGCTTTACACACTTTAAGTTGTTCTCTGTGTTCTCGCGTATTCCTTGCAGCTCAAGGTACGACTGCGCGATGATGTTACGTGTGTCATCGGCGACAAGAGCCTGCTGCTGCATGAGAGGAAGTGTCTGGTCGAGTTTCATGCTGACAAGTGAAAGCGTTGCGCTCATACTCTCTCCCGTGATTTGCAGTGCTGTGAAGCGTCCGTTCAGCTCGCTCGCGTCATCCTGCGACATTCCCTCCCATGCCTTGCTCTCGCCGCTCTGCGTGTCCTCGTTGGGTTGCCACAGGTCAAAGCCGTAGGCCGCTGCCGCGTCCTGCATCTGCTCAAGCATGGAGGAATAGCTTTCGCCCGCGCCCTTCATCTCCTGCGATACCGTGCCGAATATCGCGCTTATCTGCTTGTAACGCTCGTTGTCGCTCAACGCTTCGTTTGCCATCACCTCCTCAAGCCGCTCCTGCGCCTTGTCAAGATAAGGGGCGAGAAGTGCGCTGTAAGCCATCTGCTGGCCAAGCGTCTCAAGCATTTCCGCAATGCTGTCCGCCATTGTCTCAGCCGCGTCCGTGCCGTTTCTGAATGCGTCAGTCAGCGCGTCCGTGATTGTGCTGCCGAGGTCGCCGAAGATGTCGGAAAGATAGTCACGCATTTCTGAAAGAGCGTCCTTGTACTTCTCGTATGCATCAAGCGCGTTGTCGATGTATTCCTTGTTCGCATCGCTCAGCTTGTCGTAGTAGTCGCTGTTGTCACGGAACTCAATGAGCGCGTCCCAGTCCACCTCTCCGTTCTCGTCAAGGAAGTCAAGGCCGAGGTCTTTGAGGGTCGCGTACTTCGCGCTTCTGAACCATGTGCCGTGCCGCACCTGCACCTTCATGTTGGCCACGCTGTCGGCAATGCTGTCGAAAGTCTCGATTAAGTCCCCGCCGTTGAGCCAGTTAAAAAGGTTGTACTCCTTACGGTTTTCGATTTCATCAAGTGTCCGCTTGAACTCCTTGAGCTTCTCAATGTAAAGCTCGGCGGCGGTGCTGGCTTTCGCCCATGCGTCCTCCCCGAACACGCCGTCCTTGTCCTCCGACGCGAGACGCGCCTCGTAGCGCATATCCGCTATCCCCTCGTTCACCTCCTTGATGTCCTCAAGGGCTTTCTTCATGTAGTCCTCTTTCTTGAAGAGCGAGAAGATAGCCGTGGCGACTTGCAGGGCTGCGGAAATAATGGCAAGCACCATAGATGCCTTTTCCGTTGCCGACACGGCCTGCCCTGCCGCTTCCGAGGAGGTGGATATGCCGTCCGACACATCCTCCGCCGTCTGGCCAACCGTCTCAGCGGTCTTTTTCCCTATTGTCTCCACTGCGTCAACCACGGTCTGCACTGCCCCCACCATTGTGTCCATTATGCCAACCGCGTCCTCTATGGCCTTCCCCACGCTCTCGTCAAAGACGCTGGCGAGACCCGCCGCCGCCTTTCCCACGCTTCCGACCGACTTTGAGACTGCTCCGAGATTAGAGGAGAACTCGGAATAGGCTTTTTTCTGGCGGTTTATGGCACTGACCGCCCTGTTGTCTGCGGACGCGGCATTTTCGGTAGCTGCCGCGAGGCGTTGCTTGGCCTGCGTGAGCATGTTCACGGCGTTGGTGTACTCCACGCTGTCGGTCGTTGTAAGCCCCTGCTCCACGCGGTTGTTCACGAAGTTCATATTAAGCTGCGCACTGTCGTACTGCCCCTGCGCGGCATAAAGCTGTCCGTGCGCCTGCTGCTGCGCGGCGACCGCCTCGTTGTATTCCTTCTGCGCTGCGGCGATTTCCTTGAAGCTGCTCTTCAACGCGCCAAACGGGTCGCGGCTCTCTATTTCCGCACGCATCTTCTCAATGGCCTCTTGGTAGGTCTTGATGTCGTCGGTGGAAAGCTCCCCGCTGTCCTTGCGGCTGGCGAAGTCCGCCTGTATCCTTTGCAGGTTGAAGCTGAGGGAGGTCGTGGCCTGCTTGGCGAGGTCTCCAAAGACGGCCTCCCAGTTGATGCTCTTCTTGAACTCGCTGGTGTCAAGGTCTGAAAGGGATTTCTCCATTTCCTTTTGGAGCGAAAGGCGTTCGCCCTCCGTCTGCGCCTCCTGTATCTTCTTGGTGTACTCCTGCGCTATGGCGAGACGCTTCTGCTGGTATGTGCCGTACTGCTTGAGGAAGTCGTTCATGGCCTCCTCGCCCGCCTTTTTCTCCTCTTCGAGCTGCTGCGCGTACTTGGCGTTCTCGCTTGCCGTGAGGTTGCCTATATATGTCTGCTGCTCCCCTGTGAGCTGGTTGGCGGCGGTGTATTCGGATGACTTGTAGAAATCCTTCCCTTTGTTCTTGCTGTCAGCGTCAAACAGAGCCTTCGCGTGTTCAACATTGGCCTTCTTGATTTCCTCCGCCTCGTCTGCGATGTCCTGCAACGCCTTGTTGTGGTCAAGCTCGCGCTGCTCGCGCTCCTTTTCCCCGCTGTCCTTGATTTGGTCGATGCGGGTCTGCTCCGCCTGCTCATTGTATTTTGTGCGCTCCTTCTCCTGCTTCTCCTCCCACTTGCGGGTCTCGTCGGCAATCTTCCTGTCGCTCTCCGCCTGCAACTCGGCTGCGGACTTGCCGCCCTTCCCTTTGTTTTTGTTTGTCGTTGTCTTTGGGGGCTTGTTGCCTTTGTCATTCTGCTTGTCAAGGTTCGCCTGTATCTGTTCTGCGGCCTGTCCGTATGCGTATGACTGGTACAGTACATCTTGCAGGCTCATTTTCGTCTCGTTGGCCTTTCCCGCATTGAAGGTACGCTTTCCAACCCCCTTGTTCTTCATGTCCTCGGCCTGCTGCTTGTAGTACAGCTGCCGCTCCTTCGCCTTGTCGAGGTCGGCCTGCGTACTCTTCTTGCCGCTTCCGAGGTTGAGATAGTCCTTCATCCACTGCGGCAGGCCGTCCGTTTTCAGACGCACCTCGAAGTCGATGATGTTATAGCCGTAATTTTTAATCAAGGTCTCTATCTCGCCGCTTAGGTCGGACACGCTCCTCTTTGCGGCCTGCGCCCTGCGTGCCATCACGCGCTGCGCGTCGGAAAGCTCATGCAAACTCTCGGCGGCGCGTTTGTTGGCCTCGTATGCGTCGTTCTCTGCTTCGGTGGCATTGCGTGTCTCGGCATTCTTCTCCACCAGTGCCGTGATATGCGCATATATGTCGTTGCGCTGCCTTTGGCTGACCTCTTCGGCAAGCCCCTCCTGCACTATCAGGTCTGCCGAGGCGTGAGTGACCTCACTAAGGAGGGCGGTGTATTCCTTGTATAGCGCGTTCCTTCTCTGCTGGTACTTATAGCTGTCGTTCCCGGCTACGCTTTTCGCGGCCTCCACATACTTCTGTCTTGCGGCAATAAGCTCGTTCATTCTCGCATCCACGCTCTGCGTGATGATGCCGGATGCGGCCTTCTCGTTTATGCCGTCCTCGTCACCGAGTATGTCCGCAATCTCATTCTTCGCATCTTCCAGTTCCTTTTCATATTGTTTCTGTATGTTCGCGATGTTGTTTGCGTGCTGCCTCTCCACGCCCTCCTGCGCGATGAGGTAGTTGAGCGTAGTCCGCGCGTCGTTGACCTGTTGGAGCAGGTCTTTCTCCTTGTCAAGCTGTATGCCGTACTGCTCGCACGTCTCGGAAAGCTCCTTCATGGACTGGCTGTAGGTTTGGCTTCCCTTCGTGGCGGTGTTGACCACGGCGTAGAGCGCGTTGATGTTGGTTAGCGTCTTTGCGGCCTCCTCGCCAAACTTCTGCTCCGCCTCCGTGGCCTCTTCCGTATCGTCCTTGAACACCCACAGCAGGCTTATCGCGGTTGTGAGGACGGTGATGATTGCCCCTATCGGGTTTGAGGCCATCGCGACCTTCATGGCGTTCCACGAGTTCTTCACGCCGTCTATCGCCGCCCTGTAAAGTAACTGCGCGTTAGTGGCAAGGCGTGTCTTGAGGGTGTTGAGTGTCAGTGCCGTTGTCGCGCCTGTCGTTGCGGTCACTTCTGCCGCTCTTTCTTTGTTGAGCTGCCTCTCCACCACAAGAGATAGCATCATCGCCGCTCTGAAAGAGCCATAGACGGCAGCGACGGCCATCACAACCTTTCCAACGGACTCATAAGTTTGTACAAGCTGGGTGGCAAGCTGTATTCCGTCCATTATCACCCCTTCGCTTGCCGTCCCCATTTCGTTAAAGGCAAGGTCAACCGCGTCCTGCATCATTGACATTTGCCCCTGTATGGTTTTTGAGCCGTTTTCACTCATTCCATAGAAACGGCCTCCCTCCTGTGTCGCGTCAATAAACGCCTGCTGTACCATCTCTGCGGAAATCTTCCCATCTGACATTTCCTTTTTAAGTTCAGAAATGCTCTTTCCCGTGGTTTCCGCCATTTGCTGTAGCGGGTTGAAGCCCGCGTTTATCATCTGGTTGAGGTCTTGTCCCATCAGCTTCCCCGCCGCCGACATCTGCGAGAACGCAAGTGTGAGGGAATTGAACTTTTGTGAGTTTCCCATTGAAACGTCCCCTATTGCGGAGAGATATTGCGGTACTTTCTCCGCCTCAATGTTGAAGCCGAGCATCATCTGCGTCGCGGCGGTTACATCCGAGAACTCAAGGGGCGATATTTTAGCATATTCGCGTACCTCGCTCATAAGTGCGTCAGCCTTTTGCTTTGAACCGAGAAGTGTCTCAATGGCCGTGTCTGCGGCTTGGAACTGGCTGCGCACATCCACCATTTGACCAATGAAGTTTTTTATCGAGTCGGCGGCAAAAAGTGTTCCGATGGTCACGCCTATTTGCGATGATATTTCGCCAACTCCTTCTGTCGCCTCGTCGCTGCCTTCCTTGAACTCCTTGTATTCCTCAGTGAGGTTCTTCATGGAAAAACGCGCCTCGGCCTGCTGTTGGGTCAGTTTCGCAAGGGCGTTCCGCTGTGCGTCAATGGCTTTTTCCGTAGTCCATATTTTGTTTTTCACCGCAAGGTCGTCATTTCCTGCCGATGTTATGAGTGAGTAAGTCCTCTTGTATCCCTTTTGGATTGTTTCCAGCTGGCGCAGCCTTTCTTTAACATCGAGTATCTTCCGCGAAAGGTCGGTCATGCCTTGCGACACGCCAAGCATTTTTGTCTTTAGCGAGTTCTCCAACCCTGCGCCTGCCACCGCAGCTGCGCTTGTAAGGTCGCCGAAGCGTTTCCGGGCTGCGGAGAGGGAGCTTGTTACCTTGTCTATCTCGTCCTGTGGTGTGCTTTTCCCGAATGAGCGCATTTGCGCCTCAAGGCGGTTTATCTCGGAGCGCAGCTTCACAGCCTCCTCATAGTCGGCCTTCACCTTGAAATACAATGTTGATGCCATGTTAGTTTTTTATTTGTCCTTTTATCGGATTGCCTTTCCCCTTGCGACGGAAGAACTCATCTTCACTGACCTCCTCCATTACATCGCCGTAGCTTATGTGAAGTTTGTCGCGCTGCATGATGACGAGGTTGCGGTAAGGTATCTTTTCAGTGACCTCTTTGTAGGACAGGTGCAGAGAGTCCATGAACGTTGCTATCTGTCCGAGGAGGCAGGCGTTGCCTATTGTCGTGGCCTTGCTGTCAGCCTTGATACGCTCCTCGTCAAAACGGACAGCCTTGAAAAATTCCCCACATCAATAAGGCTCATCGCACTCTCTAATGCGGAAATCACCTCCTGCATAGTTCCGTGGCACAGTTCGTCCGCAAGGCTCTCGTCACCTATGATGAAGTAGGAGAGTGCCTTTGCAACTTCCGTAAGGTCTCGCATTGTATGAAGTGCGTCAGACACACTCTTCATGCCATCGAAAGCGGAAAGATGACATGCCGCGCCTGCAATGCGCAGTATGGTGGGAGGTGGGATGTAGTAAGCATTTCCGGCCACCACCACCGTAACTCCGTCTATACCAAGTATGGCGGAACTCACTATTTTTGATGCCTCGCTCATGCTTCAAAAGAAAAGTCAGTGTGAATGTAAAAAAAAGGTCGTGGAAACTTTATGCCCGTGTAAGGGTGCGCGTTCCCACGGCCAAATTAATTCGTGTGCGTATTTACTCACCGCCATCAACGGCATCGCCGTCAAACCAATACTCGGAGCCAACCCCCTCGTTTTCAAGTGCGACTGCGGTCACGCCAAGCCCGATGTTCTTCTCCACAAAATTGCCTTTCCCCGTGATATTCGCCTTTGTCAGCACCACGTAGTTTCCTGTTTTCGTCTTGGCTATAATGGCCTTCTCAATCACTTCGAGGTCATCCCCCTTCTTCCAGCCCACTGCGTCAGCCTCACTTGTTGCCTCCGCTCCGGTTGCGGTGATGGCCGTGCCTCCCTGCAAGTTGGCCTTGTCAAGGTAGGAGTACTGTCCCATAGTGAAAGAGATGGTCGGAATAGTCCCCTTTGTCATGTCGATGTAGTAGGTTTGTCCCGTCAACTCGTTGATGTATTCCGTGGTCTCGGGGTCGCTCTCCTCGTATCCCCACGTGTCTTGGTGGGAGTTCTTCACCTCGGTCGCCGAGGTGAGCAATGTTTTGAGCGACGAGGCCGTCACGGCGGATGTGATAGGCTCTGCATACCATATCTGCTTGATGCCTATGTATAGTTTTTTTTCTGCCATGTTGCTTTGTTTTTTTATTCCATTGTGTTAAGTACTTGAAAGAGCAGCCTTATGTTGGCGTAGTGGCAGCGCAGCGCGGTATCGGCGAGAATGGCGGTTGAGTGTATGCCATAGTAGTATGGAGTGCCGTTCCATGTGCCTGTCACCCCGTCTCGCCATTCGTCCACCGCCACGGACAACAAACTGCCGATGCGCGGCGTGTCTGCCTCTGCATATAGAGGGGCGAGGTCGGGGACGCAGAGATTCACCTCCGCAAACACTTTGTCCCAGTATTTCCCTTTCTCCAGCCTTTTGCCGACCACTCGCACAACGCACCTGTCCCCATCAAGGAAACCCGTGGGTGTTTGGCCGTCAGGCACGCGCTCCACGCCGAACACGGCGCAGTCGCGGTAGATGATGTTGGCTATGTCGGACAAAGTAATCATACGTTCATTCCTGCCTTTGGCATTTCTCCTGTAAGAGCCTCTCCGCATAGAGAGCCGCCCCGCTGATGACATCCAATCCCCTCGCCTCGACACTTTCCGCGTAGGGCGCGGTGTTTTCGATGAGAAGGCCGTTTGGTGAGGCTTCGTAGCGGTTTGAACGCCGCAGTCTGCCTGTCACGTCGTGGTATGTTCCGTTCTCCTTCGCATATTCCACTGCCTTTCTACCCACTTCTTCGCATGTGACCTTTACAGCGTCACGTATTTCGCCAAAGAAGGAGTCGGCTTCCGAAAAGTCGCATTCTGTCATTCCAGCCATATCACGCGGTATGAAAGAAAGTTTGTTTTCATGGGACTTTTCACCACACCTTGCCCGCGCACCTCCCCTTCTGCGTCAAGGC